GAGTGTAAAGTCTCTGCTATGACTATACAGAGATACCTAGAACAGTTTGGACTGATTAAAAAAAGATGAAGTTTACACATAAAATATTTCATTTAGAAGGAGATAATTTTAGAGATTCTGCAGTTAATTCTCTTAATGAGTATATGTCTTCATACTCAAAACTATTGATTACCCCAACAGTTAAAATATCTAATCAAGAACAATACGACTCTTTTCTTGAAGATAATCCAAATTTTATTCCAGATCCATACGGATACAATTTACATGGTGAGCAGGGATGGCGTTTTGGAGAAATTGGAATCTGGGCAAGCAACTGGACGGCATGGAATAATTTTTTAAAATCAGATGCAGACTATTTAATTTTAATGGAAGACGACATAACGCACAACAGCAGCTTTATGGAAATCATTATTAACTACATGTCTCAGTTACCAGAAGGATGGGAAGTATTTCATGCATTTTCGCCAGCAGATCAATTTGGCAAACATGAGAATAGACATGATTTTGGGGCTAACGATGTATGCATAGCATATCAGGACTGGTCATGCTTATGCTACATAGTTACAAAATATGCTGCTAAAAAAATGATAGACAATTCAAATATGTTTAATCTGCCTTTAGACTGGTACATGTTTCGGCAGCATCATTTATTTAAAACATATACAATAAAACCAACATCTGAGTTTCCCTGCACCCTATTATCATCAGAATCAACGTTTCAGACTAAACAGAAAAGAGAAATAATAAATGGGATACTCTGATCCAGAAAACAAGCCGTGGACGGCTGAAAAAATAGTGGAAATAAATCCTAAGACTGTACTAGATATCGGTGCAGGGCAAGGAGTCTATTTAGATTTAATTAAAAGGGATTTAGGTGGATCAGTTGTAGTAGATGCTATTGAAGCGTGGCAACCATATGTAGATCAATTTAATCTACACAATAGATATAACAACGTATACGTGGGAGACGTTAGAGAGTACCCGTTTGATAATAAATATGATTTAGTAATTTGTGGAGATGTGCTTGAGCACATGTCTGAAAAAGATGCCTTAGATATCTGGGACAAAATTTCTACAATTGCAAAGCATGCTATTATTTCAATACCAATTATTCATTACCATCAAGAAGCTATCAATGGAAACCCATATGAAGTTCACGAGGAAGAAGATTGGAATTCTGGAAGAGTTCTTAATTCTTTTAAGGGTATCGTAGAGCATAAAGAATTTGCTGTGACAGGAACTTTTATAGCAAAGTTTGGTAACTAAATGATTCCAAAAATAATCTGGCAAACATACAAGGATCCCTACGGTGAACTACAGCCATATATGCATGAAGCTATGCATACATGGAAGAAGTTTAATCCAGAATACGATCATAGATATATGGATGATACTCAGGCTGCTAATTTTGTCTTAGAAGAATTTGGACAGGAGTGGTATGACATTTTTATAGGACTACCAGTTGGAGTTATGCGTGGTGACCTATGGAGGTACATGATTATGTATAAGTATGGAGGAGTATATACCGACCTAGACACAGAATGCCTAACCACCATATCTACATGGATGCTTGATGATAAAGATTTTATTGTTTGTCCAGAAACAAGCGAACATTTTTGTCAGTGGACATTTGCAGCAATTCCAGGGCATCCCATATTAAAATCTGTTTTAGATATAATTAAAGATAGGTTATTAAATCCAGAATACGGATCACGCCACTTTGTGCATACTCATACTGGCCCAGCCATATGGACGCAAGGTATATTAAAAGCATTAGGGATAGAAGTAGCAGATTTAATTGAAAACTCAGACTTGTTAAATTCTTCTGACAATGCTAAGATGTACAAGTTCCACTGCTACGGTAAAGACCAATGGCGCATATTTCATTTTGAATCTGTAAATCATATTTATGGAAGTCAAAAATGGGATGATGGAAATTATGTTCAATGGATTGAAGATCCAATAGTGAAAGGAACTAGGTAATGGCGGAGTACCCAGAAAAAGAAAAGGGCTATCAGATGTGGATTACAGATTTGCAGCTAATAGCGACAGATGCACCATCGGGGAATAAGATTATTGTAGAATGTCTTGAAATTGCTGAGATGTTAGTTAAAAAAAATATATCTTATGGAAACTCAGCGCTTGAGCCAATTCGTATATTTTCAAAGGCGGATTCAAAAGAACAGATTAGAGTTCGTATTGATGATAAGCTGAATAGAATTCAAAATGATCAAGCCTTTCCAGGAGATAATGATATTGATGATTTAATAGGATATTTAATTCTACTTAAAATTGCCAATAAATCTTAGTCAACTAAGATATGGTATACTTATAATATGACAATGGAAATTGATCTTCCTCAACACATGGATAGAATGAACGCTGTAGTTGAAAAATTATTGCAGGGTCATAGCCCAACTCAAATTGCAACTATTACTGGATTCCAGCGCAAAGAAGTTGTTGAGTTTATTGATGAGTGGAAAAATATAGTTCATAACGATAGTGCAATTAGAGATCGTGCTAAAGAAGCAATATCTGGAGCAGACCAGCATTATGCAATGCTTATTAAAGAGGCATGGAAAACGGTAGAAGATGCAGATACCCAGGGTCAACTAAGCGTAAAGTCTGGAGCACTAAAATTAATTGCAGATATTGAAGCTAAAAGAATTGCTATGCTTCAATCAGTCGGGGTTCTTGAAAATAATGAATTGGCATCACAGGTGGCGGAAGCAGAAAGAAAACAAGACGTACTCGTCAGCATATTAAAAGAAGTAACTTCTACTTGCCCTAAATGTAAGATGGAAGTGGCAAAAAGATTGTCTCAGATAACTGGTATAGTAGAGGCAGTAATAATAAATCCTGATGAGGTAGCAAATGCTTGATACGGCTAGTGCTAAAGTAATTGGAAAAGATATATTTGTTTACGAAAATTTTTTGTCCGAAGAAGAATTATTAGAATATAAAAATGAAATTTTAAGCATGAAAGACTCTGACTGGATTAATTCAGATTGGAGTTTAGATCCAGAACAAAATTTTATGTGGTATAGCAAAAGAAATGAAAAGATATTAAAACTTAGAGATAAAATATCAAAACTCTTGCTTGATAATTTATTTTTAGGAGTCTCTGATTTTTTTATAAAAATAAAAAAAGGCGGTACGTGGGGAGAACATTCTGACAGTTATGATCATAAATTTATGATAGAAAGGTCTTTGGACTATAAAGAGGGAGATAATTTTTATGAGCAAGACGTTCCTTTTTATGGCCTTATAGTGTACTTTAATGATTTTGAAGGCGGAGAAATATATTATACAACTCAAGATATTGAATATCATCCAAAAGCTGGAGACCTAATAATACATAATGCAGACGAAAGCTGTACACATTTAGTAAAAGAGGTTAAGTCAGACGTTAGATATTCTTTTAGTGCAAATATAAGAAAAAATATTAGAATACCAATAGGGGGATAAAATGTTCGATAAAGGTTTTACGAAACTTGGCGAAGAGATATACGTCTATAAAAATTTTGTTTCAAAAGAAGAATTAATAAATATATCTGATTACTTAAAAACATTATCAGATGATGATTGGTATGAGGATAATAAGGACATAAAATGGATGTTGAGAACAGACAACACTAAAATTCTTGAACCAATTAGAGACAGAATAGTTAGTTTGTCTGACGAAGATATGACTATCGGGCCCAGTACAGTTTTTGTTCAAATGAAAAGCGGTTATTCCTGGGGAGTGCATGAAGATGAATATGAATTTAAAGATGTAATTAAAAAGTCGAAGACATATGTTGAGGGCGAACCATTTGATTTAGTAGATGTCTCTATTTACGGAATAGTAATTTATTTTAATGAATTTGAGGGTGGAGAAATATATTATCCAGAACAAAATATAGAATACAAGCCAAAGCCTGGAGATATGGTTGTTCATGGATCAGGGTTTAATTGCAGGCATGGAGTGAAAGAAATATTATCTGACGTCAGATATTCACATAGTAATCACATATCTAGAAAAATAAAGATTCCAAAGGTATAGTTATGGATTTTAGTTTTGATGATCTAATAGATATACTAGATGGTGAAGAATTTGAAGAGAGACCTGTCGATCTCCGCACATTTGTTACAAGCCCAGACTATTTAGGTCTTCCACCACTTTCAGAATTGCAGTACACCCTAATTGAGAAAAGCTCTCAAATATATAAAGAGTCAACTCTTAAAAAATTATTTGGTGAGCAAGAAGGCGAAAGAATATACAAGCAGACCTGTACAGAAGTAATAGCGCAATTAGGAAAAGGATCTGGAAAAGATTATTCGTCAACTATAGCAGTATCATATATTGTTTATTTACTTCTATGTTTAAAAGATCCAGCAACATATTATGGAAAGCCTCCTGGAGATTCAATAGATATTCTTAACATAGCGATCAACTCACAGCAGGCCAACAACGTCTTCTTTAAGGGTTTTAAGACACGAATAGATCGTTCCCCATGGTTTGTGGGCAAGTATGATCCAAAAGCCTCTGAGATGAAATTTGATAAGGCTATAACAGTACACTCAGGCCACTCAGAAAGAGAAGCATGGGAGGGATATAACGTAATAGTAGTTATTCTTGATGAAATTTCAGGTTTTTCTATTGAAAATACAACTGGGCATGATCAAGCTAAAACAGCAGATGCAATATATGAAATGTATAGGGCATCAGTTGACTCACGTTTCCCAGACTTTGGTAAAGTAATTTTACTATCTTTTCCAAGATTTAAAAATGACCCTATTCAAAAATTTTATAATTCAGTAATTGCAGATAAAGAAACTATAGTAAGAAGCCATAGATTTAAGATGGACGAAGATTTACCAGATGGTACAGAGGGGAATGAATTTGAAATTGAATGGGAAGAAGACCACATAAGCTCATATTTAATTCCTAAAGTATACGCACTTAGAAGACCAACTTGGGAAGTAAACCCTACTAGAAGTATTGAAGATTTTAAAGTAGCATTTTATAAAAATTCATTAGACGCACTTGGAAGATTTGCATGCATGCCAGCAGAAATGATAGATGCATTTTTTAAATCTAGAGAAAAGGTTGAAAAAGCGTTTAGTAATGCTGGACTAGCAGTAGATAAATTTGGAAGACTAGAAGAATGGTTTAAACCAGACCCAGACAAAAAATACTTTATACATGTTGACTTGGCTCAAAAACATGACCACTGTGCTGTTGCAATGTCTCATGTTTCAAAGTGGGTTAATGTTAAAGTAACCAACGAGTATTCTCAGCCAGCTCCAGTTGTTGAAGTAGATGCTGTAAGATATTGGACTCCTACTCCAGATAAATCTGTAGACTTTACTGAGGTTAAAGATTATATTTTATCATTAAGAAGCAGAGGGTTTAATATAGTTGCATGCACATTTGATAGATGGAATTCTCATGATATGATGCAACAATTAAAGGCATATGGAATTCATACAGAAATTCTGTCTGTAGCTAAAAAACATTATGATGACATGGCTATGGTTATTTTAGAAGAAAGATTAAATGGTCCACATATTACCCTTTTAATTGATGAGTTGTTGCAGTTAAAAATTATGCGTGATAGAGTTGATCATCCAAGAAAAGGATCTAAGGATTTAGCTGACGCAGTTTGTGGATCAGTATTTAATTCAATAAGCAGAACCAGGCCAGATTCTAATCACGACATATCAATACATACATATGATTCTTTTATTGACGATAATCATTTAAATGAAGATAAAGAAGAAGAGTTTGTACAAAACATGATTCGGGCGCCAAGAATGCCAGATCATTTAAGAGATAGTATAGAGAATATGCAGGTATTATAATGAATGAGTATCAGGATAAAGCAAAAGAGTGTAAGTGTTGCAGTAAACATGTTCCTCTTCCAACAGTTTTAAGAGAGTATAGTGGAGACGTAGTTTGCCCAACTACCTTTGCCAATATACTAGAATATACAAGAATATGGAATGTAATTGGATCAAGGCCTCCAGGCAGCATAAGAAAACATTTTTCTGAATTTGTTCAACAAATTGTAGAAAAAACTATTGACAATAACTAATATATTAATATATACTTATGAAACTAAGGACCAGTAGCCAAGTTGGTTAAGGCCCCGAACTCATAATTCGGCTATCGTAGGTTCAAGTCCTACCTGGTCTACAGAAAGGTATATAATAGATACATGAAACCAGAAGAGTCTTTAAGCAGGTATATTGAAATAGGTGCTATAGAAATAGTTGGAGTAGAAGAAAACGGAGAATTTATTTTTAATGTTACTCCAGAAGCAGAGCATTTGGCTCCAGAATTATGGGAAGCTCATCATAATTATGTTGACAATATGATGGTTGATTTATTTGAAAAAGGACTTCTAAATGTATCCTATGATGAAAATCTTAATGCTTACATTGAATTAACAGAAGAAGGTAAATTTGTAGCTAGACAGCAAGGAATTATAGAAACTGAAAGCTAGGCCTTTGTAGCTCAGGGGATAGAGCGGATGCCTTCTAAGCATTAGGTCGCAGGTTCGATTCCTGCCAAAGGCGCATTGCCTTCATAGCTCAGTGGTAGAGCAACGCACTTGTAATGCGTAGGTCGGGGGTTCAAATCCCTCTGGGGGCTCAAAAATATAAATGCTATAATTATCATAAGAAATACAACACTATAAGGAGAATAAAATGGCAGAAGTACAAGGATCAGCAGCAAGACTAGTAGAGGTAGCGTTAGGCGAAGTTGGATATATTGAAGGTCCAAAAGATAACGAAACCAAGTATGGCAAGTTTACTAAATCAAATTTTCAACCATGGTGCGGAAGTTT